ATTTTTTATAAATGGTGAACTAGTTAGATTGATACATTCTAACAGAGCATCTAATATCTGCACTATATATAATTACATACAAGATAAAGAGCAAAGTATGATATTGTCTGATTTTAAAAAACATAGAATCAAAGCATATACATTTATGAGCATAACTAAAATATTTGGAAGATCTAGAGTACAGTTTGAAAGAATGATAAAGGCTGAAATTATTTTACCCCCAACAGGTGCAGTCCCAGGTGGTAAAAGAGTTTGGCAAAAAATGTCATACTACTCAGAAGAAGATTTATTTACAATCCGTGAGGCAATGTGTCACATTCACTCAGGAAGACCAAGAAAGGATGGCAGGATTACTCCTAGAAAAAATATTCCTACCGAAAAGGAGTTGCGTTCTTTGATAGGAGATGCTATTATGTTATATACGCAAAATAAGAATGGGGAATTTATCCCTGTTTGGGCAGAAGAAACGTGGTAAATTATGTCTGACAAAACATCAGTATCAGTTACGCTAGGCTATACCCTAAATCTTGGAAACTTTCAAAGTCTAAGAGTCGACCTTGGTTGTACAGATTTTTTAAGAGAAGGCGAAACAATGGATTTAGCGATGGATCGTGTTTATAAATTCGTTGAAGATCAAGTGGTAGCCAAAGTAGATGAGGCTAAGAAAGAACTAGAGTAGTGACAAACAAGCAGCAAAAGTTTGCACTTCTTACTAAATTTAGAAAACGTCTAAAAGATAAAGGTTTAGACGATACTATGAATATGCACGTAGAACAGTGGGCTGCTGACTCATTGATCCAGTCTTATACTTTACAAGGTTGTTACGATTTGGTAGAATATTACTTTGCAGTAAGTGCAAGTCCAACATGGAAATGGTTTGCATATAATGCAGATAAAATATATTCAGCAAAGAAGTTGAAAGAAGAAGATGATAGAGTTCGTGCAATAATGCGTGAACAAGCGAAAGAGTGGTTAAAGTAGTGTCTGCAGAATTAGAAGCCAAGGTACTTTCAGCGGTACTAAAAGATAAGCAACTGCACGTACTATTACAAGCAAACCCAGATAGTTTATTTAGAACTCACAAAGACGTATGGGAATTCATAAAACAATACAGTGAACAAAACTCTGTAGTTCCATCAATACCTTTGGTAGTAGAAAAGTTTAGAGACTTTGATCCTATTGGAGAAATAGGAAATACTAAATATCATTTAGAAGAATTAAGAACTTCGTATTTACAAGATAGTCTAAGCAATGTGTTAATGTCTACAGCGAAACAGTTGCAGGACAATAAACCTAATGATGCTTTGAATACTTTGATTGGAAAGACTTCAGAATTAAAAAAGATAACTGCTGACATTAGAGATGTTGATGCTACAGATATAGAAGATGCACTAGCACACTTTCATCACGTTAAAGAATTAAACGAAAAGGGGAACTATGGTATTAAAACAGGTCTTGCGGGGTTTGACAACTATCTTCCGGCTGGGATTACTCCTGGTCAGTTTGGCATTCTTCTTGCCTATCCTGCTATTGGTAAATCTTGGCTTGCATTATTTATGGCTGTTCAAGCATGGAAGAATGGAAGAAAGCCGTTAGTCATATCTCTTGAAATGACAGAGACAGAAGTTCGTAATCGTGTTTATACAATTATGGGACAAGGAATGTTTTCACATAGAAAACTTACGTCTGGCCAGGTAGACGAAGAATCATTTAATATTTGGGGTAAGCAACATTTATCTAACATGCCACCATTTCATATCGTTTCAAATGACGGTATAGGAGAGTTGTCTACTTCTGTATTAAGAGGAAAGATAGATCAATATTCTCCAGACATTGTATTTGTTGACTATATTCAATTGATGCAATCAAACGTTCCAACAGATAATGAAGTTGTAAAAATTAAAAGTATTTCTAGAGAATTAAAAGTCCTTGCAATATCTGCACAGGTTCCTATTGTTGCAATTGCATCAGCAACTCCAGACGATGCTACAGACATGAACAGCGTTCCATCATTAGGTCAAGTAGCGTGGTCAAAGCAGTTAGCCTATGATGCAGACTGGGTTCTAGCACTAGGTCGTGCACAGGGTACAACAATTCTAGAATGTGCTTTTAGAAAGAATAGACACGGCTTTTCTGGAGATTTTATGATAGATGTTGACTTTGACTCTGGTAGATTTATATACAAGGATTTTGAGGACAAATCTTAATCTAAGTATATAATTATTGTATGTACAGCCACAAGTCAATAAAGAAGTTTGATCTAGAAGGTGAGATCTACGATGATTCTCAAATTGTTAGATTAAAGCAGCAATATATATTTATGCTTGAGTCCGCTATGAGAAATAACGGATACGTTCCTAGGTATGATATTGACACAGACTTTACATTGTCGTATAATGGTAAAGCGTTTAAGTTTAGGTTATCGGTATATGGGGTACACGTTGGTAAGGATAAAGCAAAGTGCATAGCAGGAATAGACAAAAACAGTCCAATAATGTTACCTACTACTCAGAAGAGCAAGTCAAGCGAAGTCTTGTAGCCGCTGGCGTTGACATACAGTACGAGTTAGATAATGATTTAATGATCTTTTGTCCCTTTCATAATAACTATAGATCTCCAGCAGGAGAGGTATCTAAAGAAACAGGAATATTTTGGTGTTTTTCATGTCAAGAATCTAAAACTTTGGTAGAAGTAATTATGAACATAAGTAAAAGATCTTACTTTGAAGCAATGAGACTCATAGACTCTAAAGCAGATAGTAGAAACTTAGTTGATCAATTAAGCGGTAGTTTAGAAAAGAAAGTAATTTTTAAACAATACCCACTAGAATCAATAGACCAATTACACAAAAATGTTTTTGAAAGTGAAAGAGCAATTAAGTATTATTCTAATAGAAAGATTACTAAAGAAAGTGTTGAGAAGTATAAACTAGGATATTCTTTAACTCAAGACATGGTTACTATTCCTGTTCACTCACCAGACGGTACATGCATAGGATTTGTGGGTAGGTCAATAGAAGGCAAGGTATTTAAAAATACACAAGACTTGCCTAAGAGTAAAACTTTATTTAATCTATGGAGAAATAAAAGAGTAGATAAGATATTTGTTGTGGAGTCTTCATTTGATGCGATTAGACTAGAGCAGATTGGCGTCCATGCCGTTGCTACTTTAGGTGCAACTATATCTAAAGAGCAAAGAAAATTATTAAAGCAATACTTTAATCAAGTAGTTGCACTTGGAGATAATGATGATGCTGGAACTAATATGTCTAACAAGTTAATTACAGATCTTGGTACAGGCAAATGTATAGTTGCTAAACTTCCAGAGGGTATAAAAGATGTGTCTGAATTGTCTGATAATGAGTTAAAAGAATTTGTAGCAAAATTTGACAACATAGTGCTGTCAATGCTACAATAAGGTAAGTCCATTTACAGGACAAATACTAAGGAGAAATATGGCAATTATAAAAGGACTCAAGAATATAGAAGCAATTCTTGACAGAACAAAAGTAGAAAATAGTGGGGCCAAAGTTAATTGGCTTAAACTAGATGATGGCGAAAGTGTACAAATTCGCTTCGTAAGTGAACTAGATGCAGACTCACCAAACTATGAAGAAAAGCGTGGTCTTGCAATTGTTTTAAGTGAACATACAAATCCAGAAGATTATAAAAGAAAAGCGGCATGTACCACAGATACTCAAGGCCGTTGCTTTGGTTGCGAAATGTATCGCAAAGAACCAAAGAGTGGCTGGAGAGCACGTCTTCGTTTCTATTGCAACGTATTAGTTGATAACGGAACAGAAGAACCAAAGGTTGCAGTCTGGAGTATGGGTGTTAGCAAAACTGCTACATTCAGCACTATTCGTGAATTTGCAGCAGACTCAAGTAGCCTTAGCAACATGATCTGGAAATTGAAAAGAAATGGAAAGGGTACAGAAACAACATACATCCTTCTTCCAGGAAAACAAGATGCAGAACCATTTAACTGGGGATCACACGAAGCATTTAATCTAGATAAGGTTATTCGTGAACTTCCTTACGCAGAACAAGAAGCGTTCTATCTAGGATTTAATAATCCAACTACATCTGCAGCAGCAGAGTGGTAAAAAGAAAATAATCTGAAAGGCTATGGCTTGAATTACGTTCCATTACACGTTCATACACACTATTCATTAATGGATGGTGTTGCAACTCCAGAAGAGTATTGCAAACGTGCAAAACAAAACGGTATGACAGCCATAGCCATTACAGATCACGGTGCACTATCTGGACATCGTCCTATGTATCGTGCAGCAAAAGCCGAGGGTATAAAGCCAATCCTTGGTATAGAAGGATATATTACTCATGATAGATTTGATAGAAGAGATAAGTCAGAAAGAAATGGACCATTAGATTTAACATATAACCATATTGTTATCCTTGCTAAAAACCAACAAGGATTAGAAAATTTAAATAGACTAAATGAAATAGCATGGACAGAAGGCTTTTATAAAAAACCTAGAATTGATTTTGAAGTATTAGAAAAATATAAAGATGGGCTGATTGTTTTATCAGCATGCATGTCTGGCCTGATCGCAAAGGCATTAGAACATAAAGAATATGCAGAAGCAAAAAGACTTTTAAAGTGGTTTAAAGATGTGTTTAAAGATGATTTTTATGTAGAGGTAATGCCACATAACTCCAAAGAGTTAAACAATGAATTATTAGAAATTGCAGACAGCATGGATATTAAATCTGTTGTTACCCCAGATTGTCATCATTCAACAGTTGATCAAAAGGTTGTACAAGAAATTATGTTATTGCTAAACACACATGCTAAGTTAGATAAGGAAGCAAAGTTTGACAAGTCCCAAAAGATGGACGATATGATGAAACGTTTAGACTATCTTTACGGAGCAGATAGACAAATGTCTTTTAGATCTTTTGATATTCACTTGCTTTCATATGAAGAGATGAAACAGCAGATGAATATGCAGGGTATAAAGAGAGAAGATATATATACTAACTCAATAGAGATATCAGAAAAAATAGAAGAGTATGATATTAAATCTGGATTAGATTTGCTACCCACCAAAGTAGATAACCCACAAAAAACATTAGAAGATTTAGTTACTAAAGGGTTAATAGAAAAAGAACTAAACCATTTACCTGAATATGTTAATAGAGTATTAGAA